CTGTTCCATCTCCAGCAGCAAATATTGTTTGAGGTGATAGTTCTCTAAATTTTAGTAACACCTCTAATAGTTTATAATGAGCTGTAGTGATGTTCGAGATAGGACGAAAGATATGATCAACTCCTCGAGCTTTTTTGTCTTGGATAACATCCAATGGTAATAGATCATTCGTTGGATTGTTTCGAAGATTTATCTTTCTAGATGAGGCAACAATTGAGACCTGTTGTTCAAGTCTATATGATGGGTGAATTTGCAATTTTAATGGTTTCAAAATGAGTTTTTGGGTACAAGTAGCTTTGGAAAGATAATCAAGACTTGCAGTCAATGATGCCAAGGTCTTCATTTTCGTTTCCAATTTCAGTGATAAGGTACAAGTGCAGAGATTGGAAGAGATGATGTATCGATTGTATATTGTCTCTTCAGTTTCATCCGTTACCATTTGGAGATATCTCGATCGACAATAGACACATGGCTTTGTTTCTGAGTGATACCAGCTTGTGATCAATGTTTTCAACTGATTTACAAATGAACCTAAAGATGTGGACAAATAGGGGAGATACATCTCATCGATGTCTAATGATTCTGATTCAGATATATGGTCCCAGCTGAAGAGGAGAAGACGTTTGGATGACTCTAATGATGCAGAAATACTAACAGGATAACTCGAAGGTTGAGGGATCCACGGCCACTCAGCTAGTAATTTATTAATGACATCTACATGGCAATAAAATAATGCAAAAGGTGCACATGCAGATGGGGGAAGATCAGCTAAATACAGCAACATCTTTTTCTTATGATATTTTTCTGGTGCCATTGATGAGGAATTTCGAGCATGGAGCCACTTCATCTCAAAATAAGTGGACCATAGAAAATATGTTACAAGATGAGCTGGAGATAATTTGAATAACCATGCTCTCGGGATTTCCTGTACATCAAAAAGCATCCCTGTAGTTCTTGAGCTATGATATTTATGCTCCTTTACAATCTTGGAGATGTACGAACCAATAAATTGGTGGGTAATTCGGAATAAAAGCAAGGGATGTTGTTTTAACACAGAGACCATGGCGAACGGAAATATCTTAGAGATCGTTTTCATTCTTGACAAGTAAATTCTATTACGATCAACCCATAGTAAAGGATTCAAGTGTTGTGATGGAAGAATTGAATTTATGATATCTGGAGAATAACCCAACTCTGGAGGTGTATCTGTAACATCCATTACACAATGGGGACAATTTAGATGAAAGTGAAATCCAGCCCAGCTGTTGGAAGAACCCTGAATGGTGTCGATAATCATGTGTTGAACTGCCCACGAAATGAAGCAAAGAACTCCTTGGAAATGAATCGTGACATTTTTCCCTCCTTTTGCATATTCTATCAATGTATCTGTGGACAGATGGAGATATGTTAACATGGTATATAATACAGAAATGAGACCACCATGTTTTGATTTAGCATCATTGTATCGATGCTCTTCTGATCCTGTTGATGATTCGGGTATGGTCGCTAAATCTTCTGGATCGAGATCAGAAATACATGTGATAAGACGTTGAACCAAGTGATACATGTTTGTGTGCGGGTGAATAAACCAATTATTCACACGTTGCATCTTTGATGCCCTTCTCAATAACGGTTCGGTGTTGGCTATCAAGGACATATGTTGTTGTTCGACTTTTTCCTCCGTAAATGATCCCAGATAAGGTATCTGTGCACCTCTTCGACTATATACACTGGTATTTCCTGGTCTGATGTCTGAATCTAATATACATGTGATGTATCCTGTATCATATGTACATGAATTGTTGATCGGAAGTGGCTCCAATTTAAACATTTCAACAGGATGAGGAGTAGTAACTCCAATGATTGGTCTTCTCCACCCTTGTTCTCTCAACCAGTCTGCATGACGAGCAGAACACGTGAATGAGATGGAACTTTTTTGATGAGTTCGCCATACAACTGAGTTGAACACTTCTTGTTCGGATTTCGATAGTTGAGAAATAATAGGTTCTTCAGTTGTGGATGTTGCTAATTTTCTGATTGTTACTGTGCTCGAGATCTTGTTAAGAGCCATGGTGACAAATCCGATTGGTGTTGCTTCAAACACATCGCTTACAAATTTTGCCCAGTATGGTGTTGTAGTCCAGAGCATATCATATAATGGATCTTTGTTTGTTTGTTTGGTCATGGTGAATGTAGATTTGAAGTAAGGATTGGTTGATATTGAGGAAGATGAAAATAGATCACTAACCACTTTATGGATTATTCCAATCCCTGAAGTTGGAGCAAGGATATTGATCGAGAAAGGATCTTGAATCATCATTTCTTTCGAGACTCCAAGGTTCATTTGTGGCGTAGCGATAGAATTCAAGAATTCTATTAACTCTTGATCCGATGTTGAATTTAGAATGGCTTTAATTGCTGTTAATCCTTCAGTGATAGGATCTGGGTATCCTCTGATAGCGGTAGAGAGCAATGTACATGTTGAGTATCCTCCAAATGCTTTTGGTATCAACATCAAACGGAAGATAATAGTATCAGGATTCAGTGTTCCTGCAGAGAGAGATCTTAGGGAGTTGGCTTGCCATTCACCAGTCTCCGGATTTGGAACATTCCAATGGTAATGGTTATTAAGACCTTGAGCCCATAGTGATTGTCCTGTTAATGGGCTATAGGTCATGAATAATCGAAAAGTCATTGCTATTTCTTTCATCCCGATGAAAAATGGGACTATTGATGTCATATCTGAAAGAACAGCAGTTCGCATGTTTGCAGATGTTGTCGAGATACAATTCTCTAGAGACATGAAGTTATCGTTACTGTAGGGGAAACATCTGTTCATCTTTTTCAAAGACATAGCTAATGGAGCACCGTTTAAAATTAATTGTTTCCCATAAGCATACAATGATTGAGATTTCCAGGTCTCGATGTCTTTTAGAGGTAAACTGGCGGTAGTCATGTCCAATGTTAATTCTGTCCAAAATGCTGTCATTTTCTTTTTGAGGATATCCGTTAGTTGCCTTTCTGTTAATGGATTTGAGTCCTTTTCAGTGTGATAAAAAGTAGTCACAATGACTTGGTTATCTCCTTGTCCCATGATCTTGTATGTCATGTCATGTTTGCGCCAAACTGCTTCACGACACATTGCGGTAAAGAGGGTCCATACTTTCTGACGCACCCCTTCGAATCCTCCCACGTGATTGTACCACACATACTCGCTTGGAATTAATCTTTGTGTGACTGGATCAATCTTCGGAATGATGGAACCATCAGCAAGATAGATACAAGAGTTAGCAAAAATTTCATGTGTTCTCGTGTAAAGATTAGGAAGTCCAAACAGATGTCCAAGTTGTCGGAAGATTCCATCAGTTGCTTCCTTCCTCATGTTGATGTTCCATGATTCAAAGTCAAGGTTCCAAGTAACGGTTCGAGAATGTACCTTCAGTCCGCTCTTCTCCTGACTTCTCATACTTTTTGATGTTAATGAAAACATCTTTTTACTTAATGTCAGTAGATTGTCTGTCATGGTGATTTGAGGGAAATGATGTAAAATGTTGTCTGCCAGTAGCATCTCTGTCATGGTGAAGTATAACCTCATTTTGAGTGTCATGAGTGCAAAGAGTCTCGGTGCAATCTTGAGTTCTCGCTCTTTGGGATAGACTCCGATGAGGAGATCTTCGGGAGGTAATCCTTGTTGATTGATCTCACCAAGAAGAGGTGCAGGATGAACATGGTCGGATTTTAGCCAGGCTAAGATACATCTCCTTAGGAGCGGGTCGGTGACTTTACCGGATCGGATTAATCGATTGAGGTCAGTTTGAGACGGTGATATCGCTTTGTCTGCAATCAATTGCGATAAATTGTAAGTCTCAGGGATATCGTAACATTTCCCAATCCAAATGTTTTCCCATTCGAAGAGAGAATATGAGTGATGAGAAGTATCTAATGGGATTTGAGAGATATAACATTTGGTGATGTAGTTTTCCAGATTATAATGATAAATGAGTTCCGGCCATGTGTTATTGTTTTCACGATAATAACTGAGGAAAAATGTTTCTTTGAAAAGACAAGCTAAGCGAAGTGTATGAGCAGTATTGATTAATTTCGGGGTGGTTGCGATCTTCTTCACCTTTTTGATGCCGGCTGCCACATCGACATAAGGATGACCCCAGATTCTGTACATACCAAAAGCTTGTGATAACCAATGGGCAGAGGAGTTATTGTCAAGGATGTTCCTCCAATCCTGAATAGTTTCTCTGATAAGTTGTTCTCTATCTGGGTGTTTCTCAACTAGCCCGTCAGCAGTGTGATCAAAGAATTCTGTGGGATCTAACAAAGGAGATGGATACTGGTATAAGAAGACGCCTGTGCACAATGCTTCAAATCCTTTGATAACATCGTAGGCAGATTGTCCCATCTTGTTGAGAAGGCGATCACCAACCTGCCATAAGCTTGTTATCCATGAAGCAGGAGGATAAATCTGAGCATCTGTCAGGTTTCCGATGGTTGTTGCACACACAATGATTCTTCGCTCTGATAACTTGTCGGCAAACAAAAGGAGGACATCTCGAGGGAACAGGTAAGAGATTTTTTGATCGTGAATGTCACACCACCACAGTTTGGTACCTAAATGAAGTGTAATGTTTTGATTTAGAACCACAGAGTAATGACCATATAATTTATTGAAATTCCAAAATTTCGGTTGAGGAGGATTTGTATTCATGATGCGAGAACCGGTTAAGAGAACAGCCTCTTCAAACACCCGACTATAGTACAAAAGCCTAATGTAATAGTCTTGTTTAGTGAGATCAGATTGAGCACGAGAGAATTGTGACTCCATCTGAGAAATGTCTACTCTCATGATATGTACAAGAGATGAATATTGTAAAAGACATTGTCGCATAGCTAAAGAATAATTCTTTTTATCTACAGCCAGGACCTCCTCTAGTCGAGGATAGAATAAAGATATAGTAGGGAGAAAGATGTAGGCCCATAGGACAGTGAAATCTGTCTTAGGGGGAGAATAATGAATATGAGCTTGATGAAGTAAAAATTCTTTTTCTTCTGCCTGATACCATCTGGGATTGGGCCATCTGATATGAGGTAAGAAGCCAAGTTTTGATTCTCGCAAAGGTGAATCCAGATGAAATCCTGGAATCAACTGTGCCGTCTGTTTCTCTGTTGCATCGTCTGATAATGCTTGAAAAGCCATCTTGTTGTCTTAATCTTTTTCTTTTGTATTTTATAGTTGATGAAACGCGGGTGCATGTCTCTCGCTTCGATTATTTGTTGTCAAAT